CTTATTACTTTTTAACAGACTAAATGAAAGGACAATAAAAATGGCACGTTTAATAGAGGAACAAAACGACCCAGACAAGATTGTTGAGGCAGTTGAATCTATGGTTGATAAATGGACCCTAGAGGAATTAAAGGACTATGTTCTAGAGGACCAAGCAGAGTATTTTCTAGGCAAAGACGTATCCGAAGATGAAGTTAAAGAATTAGTCAGTAAGTATGGAGGATAAAAAATGACTATTACAAAAATCACAGCACCTATTGTCAAGAGCTTGCGCAAAGAACTGCAAAGCAATTTGCAGGACATAGACCATTTGGAAAATTTTGAAATGACTATAGGCAATGCAAGCTATTCTGACAGTGAGGTGACGTTTAAGCTTAACGTCAAAATTAAAGGCGCTAAATCTCGCGAACAAGTACATCTTGAGCAAATGGCGCAAATTTATAAAATGGATTTAGATAAAATCGTAACAATAAATACAGGCGAAAAAGTTAAGCTTTCTGGCTATAACAACAGAGCGCGAAAGATGCCTTGGCAGATACAGGTTCAAGGTACTAATTCGGTTTATAAAATCAGTCAAAAGTATGCACTTGATCTATTCTCGTCAGAATATAAAACCAGTAAATTTTCATCATCTGTAACAAAGGACGTAAAATGACTATGAACCCAACACTAGCAGTAAAAATATGTGAACAATTAGTCACAGCAGAAAATGAGGAAGAATGCGAAGCATGGCAATACCTGATAGACACTGGCTTGGCTTGGCAACTGAATGGATGGTTTGGACGTACAGCAAAGCGCCTGATTGATGAAGGCTATTGCACGTACACTGATAGATCAGATGAAAGGAACTAACAGTTATGAATGTATTATCTTTATTTGATGGGATGTCTTGCGGTCAACTTGCCCTTGAAAGGGCAGGTATACCAGTAACCAATTATTTTGCGTCTGAAATAGATAAATTTGCAATCAAGGTAGCCAAAGCAAATTTCCCTGACATGATCCACCTAGGTGATGTCAAAGAGGTGCAATGTGCAGAAGGCTATTTATTTTGTACAAAACGAAACTTTGCACATAAAATAGACTTGCTTATTGGTGGTTCACCTTGCCAAGGGTTCAGCTTTGCAGGAAAGCAATTAAACTTTGACGATCCTAGATCGCAATTATTCTTTGAATACGTCCGATTGTTCAAAGCTTTAAAGCCAAAATACTTTCTTTTAGAGAATGTAAAGATGTCTAAACAGTCTCAACAAGTAATTACTGATTACCTTGGAGTAGAGCCTGTTGAGATCAATAGTAATTTGGTTAGTGCTCAGAACAGGAGAAGACTGTATTGGACAAACATACCTTATTCTGGACCACCCGAAGACAAAGGTATAATTTTGTCTGATATCCTAGACGATGGTTTTGTGGATAGACCAAAAAGCTATTGCTTAGATGCAAGCTATTACAAAGGGGGAGGTGCAAGTAATGTCAGGCTGTATTTTGAAAAGAGTAGAAGACAAATTGTCTTTGGTTCTGGAATGAATGTGCTTGGAGAAGCAATAGATATCAAGGGCAGGGAAAGCATCAAAAGGGTGTATGGCATAGATGGTAAGGCTCCAACTCTCTTGGCTACATCAGGCGGTCACACACAGCCTAAAATACTACAAAGGGGAAGGGGTTATAATAAAGGTGGCCTCAAGGCTATAGATGGAAAAACACCTACCATCAGTACATCTGCATGGGAGCACAACAATCATTTGACTTTTAACGAAGGTTTGACTTGGCGAAAACTGTCGCCAGCAGAATGCGAAAGATTGCAAACAGTGCCAGAAGGTTACACTGACCATGTAAGTAACACTCAACGCTATAAGATGTTAGGTAATGGGTTCACAGTTGATGTAATCGCTCATTTACTGTCGCCAGTTCTAAGACCTAAGACCACCATGGTCAAAAAAAATGTTGCATTGAAGCAACAAAATGTAAGTTAAATGCTATGGGTACTTTGACAGCATGTGCAATAGCATACATATTAATCATAATTATAACAGCATTCATAGAAAGGAACTAAAAATGCTTACACTTAATGACCTTATCAAAATGAACAATATCGCGCACGAAAATGGCAAAACGCCAGCCGATATTGATACCTTTTGCGAAAGTCTGCGCTGGTCACGATCAAAGCAAGACTTCCAAAAGGTAGGGGATCTTCCCATCTTTTATGTCCTAAGAGCATTGCTCAGAGATCTTAGGGATAAAGAGGCTCTAATAGATGAATTAGAAACTCTTGAAGCAGTGCAAGAGCACTACAATAACGTGCGTGAAAAGCATGTTAAATCAATCAAATTCAATAAAAAGGAGAATGTGTAATGAATGTATGGGAATGCCATCATCAAATGTGGGATGGAACAGCCCACAAAACTATGTACAGAACTTATTTTTCGTCAAGAAAAAGGGCTGTAAAAGATGCAATAAACCAGTTTCACTACTGTGATGGTCAAGAGCACTACTGGGTCAGAGAGACTAAAGACTTCTCTACTATCGCTCAAAAGACTGGTCTTGCAAGGATAGTCCACATAAGAAAGGTTCCTGTACAATGAACCCAGACTATCGGTTGGACATTTATACAAAGGAAGGTACGCACTTTGCGTACCATTCTGTTAAAGCATCTGACTTAAAAGATCTTATGAAAAAATATCAAAATTTTAACATTGATCTGAAAGTAAACAGGTATGGATCTAAATTAATAAAGAAAGGAAAAGAATGGAGGTTTACGAAATTACCGCGATAGCTATTAACATAGGTTACTTTGGTATTTTGCTTTGGCTGGGATGGTAGCGACAACATGTCCGACTTGAACACAAAACAATGATTGCCAAGTATAAACTTAAAGTTATACCTAGAGAATGTTTTATATTTATATTTATAAATAATATAAAATACTTTAGGTATAACTTAAAGATGCCATACCTAGGCATCACCTTTCCCAAAAAATTTGGAGTAGTGCTCTTGTTTCAAGATGATGATGATGATGTCTTGCTGTCAGAAGAAGATTTTAAAGATCTTCTTAAAAAAATTAATGACAGAGAGCGTAAAAAACTGATAAAAAGACTTATGGTTACTAATTCTGAATTGTTAGAGATATGTCAGGAACTACAAGAATTTTTAGAAGATAATAATTTTACAGCAGAAGATTTTTTTTATTGGAGAGAAGTAAAAGAAAGAAGACAGTTGCACTAGGGAGAATAAAATGCAGCCAAAAGATGTACCTTCACACATAAGGATCAAGTACAAACCTTCCTATTTACAAAAAGGAAGATCATGTAGGCTGTATGGTAAAAATTTTAAATCAATAGCAGATGCAGCAAGAGAGAATTGTATTTCATATTCTTGGGCAAAAGAGCAAGTAAACAATGGCTGGAATTTACACCATCGCCCCAGAAAAGAACGAAAAAAGTTTTAATAATGCTTCGAAGGTTTAAGGAAATATTTTGCCCCAACTGCAAGACATACTTTGATGCTCAAAAGCATACTGAATGCCCAAAACCTATGTGCAAAAAACCAACAACTAAAAAAAGGAAAATCAAAGATGAACCAAAAACCAAGTGACATAAAAGGTATGTTTCCTGCGCTTTTAATTTGCGCTTTTTTAATACTAGGTGTTCCAATTATAATAAACCTAGTGTACTGGCCTGATATTGGCGTATGGAGTATGTTTAGATGAAATGGTATGTAATAGTTTTCTTTCTTTCTTTTAATAACGATGGTTCACGTAACACTTTTGTATTCAACGCACCTACTTTTAATTCAGAGGCAGAGTGCAGGATAACATTAACTGACAAACAAAGTATAATGAACTATGTGCACTTGATGATGTTAAATTATCAAGGCAATCTACCTGGATCAATTGAAAAAGTTAATTGTATTGATCAGGATATGTATGACAAACTAAAACAATATAAAAGGCAAAAGGAAGGGAAACATGACACCTAGGCAAGAAGCGCAGCGCGAAGCAGAAAAAACTTATATTGCCTTTTTAGATAAAAGCAAAAAGGTAATCATTGCTATGATTGTTGTGCTATTATTTGTTGGGCTAGTCAGTGATTTTAAAACACCTACTAGGTATAATGGCGAAGTATACAATCCACAAAACATGGGAGATAAAATAAAATGACTACAGTATCTATGATGGATGAAATTTCTCTTTATGAGTACATGAAAAAGTTGAATTTAAATGTAGAGCAAGCAAAAGAAGCAATGCTTATGTACAGGGAGATGTCAGATTTTCACAATAAACCAAAAAATTATTTTAAATATGAGCACGAAGGGGATGGTGGAGATCTTTTTGAATGACTGCAATAGTAAATTCAAAAAATGAAATAGCGCATCAGCCCTGCCCTTACAAAGCTTGTGGAAGTTCTGATGCGTTTGCGTACAACGTTCTTAAAAAAATAGGTAGCTGTCACTCATGTGGAAGGGCATATCCAGGAAGGGATGAAATGTTTGAATGGGCTAAAGAAACGTACCCACCAGTACCAAAAAACCAAGATTTAAGAAATGTCAAAGTGACTAAAGGAAGACATAAAGGAATAAGAGGCTTAGACGAAGACGTAGCAGAGTTTTTTGATATTCAAATTCAACTTGATGAAAATAACGAGCCTGTCAGGTATGCTTTTAAATACAAAGACAACGTTAAATATCGCGGATATTCTGAAAAGAAATTTTGGCTTAAAGAGCGAGGATCTTTAACAACGTTTTTTGGGCCTGACTTTAACGCAGGATCAAGCAAAAGAATTTACATTACTGAGGGTGAGTTTGATGCTGCCAGTTTATATCAAATACTTGGTAAGTCTTACCCTGTAGTGTCATTGCCAAGTGCAGTCTTATCTGAGAAATTTCTTAAAGATAATTTTGATTATCTTAACTCTTTTCAAGAAGTCGTATACGCAGGTGAATTAGATCATGCAGGGCAGGGAGCCGCACAAAAACTTTATAGCACTATGCCAGAAAAATTTTACTATGTTCCCATGAGTAAATGGAAAGATGCCAACGAGTTTTTGATGAAAGGTGACGCAGACGATCTTAAATGGGCTGCTTTAAAACCCCAAAGGTTTAGTCCTGACAATTTTTTTGTTGGTGATTTTGAAGTAAGAAAAGCCATTACTACTGAGAACCCTTACGAGTACGTCCCAACTGGTCACACAGGCATTGATGATAAGTTAAGAGGTCTTGTCAAAGGTGGTCTTACTTTTATCAAAGCTTTGCGAGGTCAGGGTAAAACAGAATTAGTAAGATATTTTGAAGTTGCTTTGCTTAAACAAAACACAAGGCTTGCTCTACTACATATGGAAGAAATGAAGTCTATGACTTATAGAGCCATGGCAACGTATGAAATTGGAGCCAATGTAAGAACAAAGGAAGACGCAGAAGATGCAGGTATTTCAGAAAATCAAGTGATTGATGCTGCTCAAAAAATGGCAAGAAATGAAAGCACAATTGTATTTGAAATGCAGCCTCATGATGATCCTTTAAAACTACTGGATTATGTAAGACTTGCCTCTACAGTTTATGGCGCAGAGTTTATTTTTATAGATCATGTCCAACGCCTAGCATACTTATCTAACTCTGGAGTAGATGCTGCAACGAGCACATTGACAACACTTGGTGCTCGTATGGCACAGCTTGCAAAAGAGTTAAATATTGGAGTAATTTTTATTTCACAAGTAAATGATGATGGTCGAACAAAGTACGCTGCGAGTTTAGAAGAAGAAGCAATTATTTGTATTAAACTCAAAAGAGATACAGAATCCGATTGTGAAACAGAAAGAAATACTACTTACTTTATTGTTGATAAAAACAGGCCATTTGCTCAATTAGGCAACGCAGGTTCAGTTTATTATGACCCTACCACTACAATACTTAGCGAGGTTGTATTTTGAGAATTGTAGTTAGTGATATTGAAACGAATGGATTGGATGATAGTAACAAACTTTGGTTGTGTGGAGGACAGGATCTTAAAACAAAAGAAATTTTTAAATTTGAAAATTGTCATAATGATCCAATTGCAAAAGCAGAAGCAATTGCTTGGTACAAAAGTTGCGATTTAATTGTTGGACATAATTTTATCCAATTTGATGCACCCATGTTAAATAAATTTTTGCAGTCAAAACTTATTGACCCACATAAAATTATTGATACTCTTATTATTAGTAGGTTAATAAACTACGATATAGAAACGCCAAAAGGGGCTAGATCGCCTCACAGCTTAGACGCTTGGGGTATAAGACTTGGAAAACAAAAAGGAGACTTTCATGATTTTAGTAAATTTAGTAACGAAATGGTTAAATACTGGCATAGAGACATCGAGGTTACAGCTTCTTTGTATGGCAATTTCTATGACATTATTTGGGATCCTAATTGGTCTAACGCCTTACGAACTGAACACAACGTTCAAATAGAGTTAGTAAGAACTAAATACTATGGTTTTCATTTTAACAAAGATAATGCCTTATTTCTTCTAAAATCAATACGTTCAAAAATGAAAACTTTAGAAGATCAATTTCAAATAGACTTTCCCCCTTCTTTGGTTGAAGTAAACAGGCTGAAATATCGTCGTAAAAAAGATGGTTCAGAAATGGCAACTGTTACTAAAGCCAAAGAAAGGTACGCGCTTTGTCGCCAGCAGGGGGATGATCTTATCTGTTTTGATTGGCAAGAGTTTAATCCTGGATCCGCAAAAGATAGAATTGACGTATTGTGGGATGCTGGTTGGAAACCAGTTGATAAAACTAAAACAGCTATTGCCTTTTCACGTAAAAAAGTAGGTGATCCATATGGCAAATCAGTTGAAAAAATGTCGCGTGAATTTTTTAATCAAAAGAAAAATGATTTTAATAAGTATGGTTTTACAGTTTCGGAAGCAAATTTAAATACGCTTCCTGCAACAGCGCCCTCAGGAGCAAAAGCTTTGGCGCAATGGCTTACACTAGAAGGAAGAAGAAGTTCTCTGGTTGAGTGGATAGACCAGTGTAATGAAGATTCTCGTATAAGAGGGTCTATAAATAACATTGGCGCTTGGACAGGACGCTGTGCTCACAAAAGTCCTAACACAGCTAACATACCAAGTCCTTTTCATGGCGAAGCTAAAACACCAGTTGAGGAAGTAAAAAAACAATTTGATTTTCATTTACGTTCTTGCTGGTCAGTGCCTTCTGGCTCTTGGTTAGTAGGCACAGATGCCGATGGTATTCAGTTACGAGTTTTAGCAGACTATTTATGGCGACATTTTAAAGCCGAGCAGTATGCACAAGCTATCATGAAAGGCAAAAAGGAAGATGAAACTGATATACATAACGTGAATAAAAAAGCTTTAGATGTACCAAATGGTACAAGAGATATGGCAAAGACTTTTATTTATGCTTGGCTACTTGGTGCTGGTGTTGCAAAAACAAGTCAAATTTTAAACGTTGACGAAACTGAGGCACAAGAAGCAAGAACTAGATTTGAAAAAAGCATAGATGGTCTGTACGCCTTGAAGAACAGACTTGTCCCTTACATAGCAGATCAGGGCTTCTTTGTAGGGTATGATGGTCGTAAAGTACCTGTTCCTAGTGCTCATAAAACTCTTGCAGGTATCCTACAAAATGGAGAAGCTTGCCTAATGAAACACAGTCTTCTTAAATGGCATAAACAAGCACGAAAAGAAGGTATTAATTTTAAGATGGTAGGGTTCATCCATGATGAATACCAGGTTGAAGTGGTAGGTACGAGGGAAGAAGCTGAAAGATTAGGGCAAATTCAAGCAAAATCTATGTTAGAAACAGGTGAAGAACTTGGTTTTAAAATTCCAACCCCAGGCTCTTACGATATCGGTAAAAACTGGGCTGAAACCCATTGACAAAAATTAAAAAATAATCATATTAATAAAACAATTAAAAAGGAGTAAAAGATGCCAGCAAAAAAGATAGATGTAAAAGGCGTTATTAGTTGGGCGAAAGTGTTTGAAGACAATCGAGATAAGGCTGACTTTCACAAGAATACTGATGGGCAGTATAAAGTTACTTTAGGCATACCTGATGATACTGTTAAATTTTTAAGGGATGCTGGCTGTCGGTTAAAAATAAAAACAAATGACGAGGGTAATCAAATTACCTTCTCAAGACCACACAAGGCAGAGCAAGAATGGCAAGGTGGTGCTCCAGTTGTAGCTAACGTAGATGGTACACTTTGGGATTTTGAAAAAAGTGGTTATATCGGAAATGGTAGTCTAGGTGTAGCAAAAATAGAAATATATGATTCAAAGTTTGGTACAGGCACTAGACTACTTGGATTACAAGTAACAAACCATGTGATCTATGAATCACCAGCAGTTTCCTCTCCTTCTGCTATGTTTCAAGATCTCTCCAAAGGTTCTGCTGTATTACCTTCTTCCCCTCCCAAAGAAGTGACTACAAAAGAATCTGCTCCCTTCTAGGTTCTCCTTTCGCCTAGAAGGTAAAATCCCCTACTTGGTTCTTTGTCCTTTCAAACCAAGTAGGGGTACTTATTTATAGCTATTTATAATAATAATAATAATAATTATGGCTAACATAAACACATTAGTAAAAGATATACAGGACACTATCCTTGGATTAAAAGGTTGGGATAATGTTCTTGGTCTGAAAATGGGCCATAATATAGCAAAGTCAGCTTCTTTAAGATTCAACAAGCCACAGAAAGCAAGGGGATATTTATCCTTTTCGTCTATTGGAAGCCCTTGTAAAAGAAAGCTTTGGTATAAAATAAATCATCCACAAGAATCTAAACAGCCTGATGCGTCTGACTTATTAAAGTTTTTTTATGGGGATATAATAGAAGAACTAATTTTAGTTCTGGCACAAGTAGCAGGACATGAAGTTACAGGGCAGCAAGACAGATTAAAAATAGCGGGATTAGCTGGTCACAGGGACGCTGTAATAGATGGTATGACAGTTGACGTAAAGTCTGCATCCCCTTATGGGTTTACAAAATTTGTAGACAGTAGCCTTAGAGACAATGATCCTTTCGGTTACATAAGTCAGTTAAGTTCTTATGTTTACGCTGCACAAAATGATCCCCTTGTTACAAACAAAACGCATGGTGCTTTCCTTGTTGTAAATAAAAGTAGTGGGGAAATACATTTAGATGTTTATGATTTTTCTCAAGAAATAGAACAAAAAGAATTTGAAATATCTAAAGTTAAAAATGTTGTTAAAGGTAACATTCCTGATAGACCTTACGAGCCAGAACCAGAATCTGATACAAGTCCGAATACAAAACTACCAAAAGCTTGTGGGTGGTGCGAGTTTAAAAAGAAATGCTGGCCTGAGGCCCGACGATTTGTTTATGGTAAGTACGATAAATATTTGATTGATGTAGTTAAAGAACCCCATCCAAAATACGCTACAGAAGACTTAACTTACAATGTCAAAAGTAAAGTATAGGGCGTCCTCTTTAAAAGCAGGGTATAGATCAGGCTTTGAAGATGACACTGCACAATACCTTAAAGAAAGAGGTATAAAATTTACATACGAGCAAACAAAAATACCCTGGTTAGACATAAGAGAACGAAACTATACTCCTGATTTTATTTTAGATAATGGTATAATTATTGAAACAAAAGGTAGATTTAATTCTATTGATAGACGTAAACACGTTGAAATAAAAAAACAGCATCCTGACTTAGATATTAGATTTGTTTTTCAGAATTGTAGAACAAAACTTTATAGAGGTTCTAAGTCTTCATATGAAGATTGGTGCAAAAGGCATGGTTTTAAATATGCCAACAAAACTATTCCTAATGAGTGGCTAAAAGAATAGTTGACCTAATTTTATAACTACATATAACTTGGAGGTTCCTGCAAATGTTATTTGAAATAACAATGCTAGTAAAGTTGGATTTGCAAGCAAATTTTATAGCTTCAGATAGCACTGAAAAAAGTCTTGAAGATATTGTAGCAGATACGATATACGATTTAGACGACATTGAAATATTAGAGATAGAAGTAAAGGAACTAAAAGATGCTAAACAGAGTTGATTTAGAAAACATAGGGTACTACGATAATTTTGATAAAGTTGAAGTAAAGTATGGACCGACTCTTCCTATATCAGAAGAGATACATTCTTTAAAATATCGAGGTATAAACGAAAGTTTTAAAGAAGCAATGACAAGAGTTGCAGACGCTCTAAAAGATAGTGATTCACACTATAATAACTTTAGAACGATTCTACTTAATCAAAGATTTCTCCCAGCAGGTCGTGTTCAATTTC